CTCAACTTTGTATAAATCATGCTCATACATCTTCCAAAGCTCTAAATCGTCTTGGTAATCCTCAAATCTTTCTAAATCTTTTATTTTAAGGGCTATACCACTAGGAACTTCACCACCATCTTGTGCAAATTGCACATACAAGTGATTATTTTGTGCTACGAGGTCTACTTGGAACTTAACTGTTTCAATTACAGACTGTAAATCAGCTTCTGGTGCAACTATGTCAAATGTAGAGCCTTCAGGCAAGTCAAGTATTGTATCTGAACCTGCTCTTTCTAATCTTTTATCAGCCTGTAAGCCTGTGACATAAGGTTGTCCAAACATTTGGAATCTCAAGCCTAATTGTAATTCAGTCATAGTAATATTAACGTGTTCATTACAAGATACAATATCATCTGCACCATCTACAAAGAATGAGTCAAGTTGATTCTCTCTATGAGTAAACATAAATGGCAAGATACCATATCCATGCTCATATTCTTCGATTATATTACCTTTTTCATCATACTCTGCATAAATAGCATTATCAAAGTAAGCATATCTAGGTTTTTCGACATAACTCATATCATCTACATTTCCAAGTATTGGGTACATAATAGCTTCTGGTCTGAATGGGTCGTTACCTAGATGAACATCAAAATAGTAAATAGGTCTATAATCAAAGTGAGGGTTATCGCCATCTACAAACACAACTTGCGTTGCAACAGAGCCAATCAGACGTGTCATTCTTTCAATATGCTTCATTCTTGCTGCTTTCATTCGTGTTAAAGAATCATATTGACTGTTTATATTATATGCTGCACCTACTGTGTATATTCGGCTCATCTTATTTATAAATCGTTTTGTAAAGTTTGCTTCATAGCAAGGAATCTCTCTAAAAGCATCAGAGTCAAAGTATTGGTCAATATATTGGGATGTATTGCTACCACAATAGTAATCAATTAGTTTTCTGACGTGCCTACGTCTTGCTTTAGCTTGCATTTCTTTGAAATCTTTTACTGACTCTTGTATTATTTGTTCTACGTTCATCTTTTCCTCACTATTAATTTATTTTGTCTAATTGGAAACCTATTTAAAAAAAAGTATCGTATCATATCGCAACCATGGTCGTGAAAACCATCTTTAAGAGGGTCAGGTTTCAAATCTTTTCCCTCTGTATGTTCTGGGTAACGATAATTTTCTAAATCTTCTGCTATTCCTTGACATTTACTATTAACGTGTAAATATCTTTTACCATTAGCATTTTCTATAAAACCACGCACATGAGATACACCTGAAGCTATATTTCGAGATACTTTATCTCTTATAGTTTCAATAGTTATACCATTTCTTCTAAAAATCTCTATATCCCCCAGCCCTGACTGTCCTTGAGCCTGTTTACCAGCTGGGTCGCCATAGTACGACCTAACAATATAAGGTTTCGATTTAATACGACGTACGAGGTCGTCTGTCTTAATATTTTTCTCATGTATAATTTCATCTATAATATTTATGTGCCATTCGCCATTTATCATTTGAGTTTGAAACCATGCAACTGCTGGCATACGATAACCAAAGTCAATGCTACAAAATGTTGGGAAATTTGGATTGTAAGGAAAATACCCTACATCTAAATTACGATCAAAAGGATATACTTGCCCAGCAAATGTTGTAAACTTTGCACCATACTCTTGGTCAAACGATTCCTTTGACATATTACGCTGACGTTCTTTTATGAACGAATCTTTTTTGCCCTCTGGGAAAGCAAACTGATTTTCCCACGATGGAGCTTGATGAGATTCCCATAGCTCATCTCTTTTACCAAGTAAAAACAAATCATACACCCAATTAAAACCTTCAGGGGTAGTAATAAATATTGCTTTACCTTTTCTATCTGATAGTGTTGGCGACAAATACATATCCCATATTTTTCTTTTAACTTTAGCTGCCTCATCAATAATTAATAAGTCAAGACCCTCACCTACCAAACTGTCTGGGTTATCAGCAGACTTACCTTCCACTACTGTTCCCCATTTAAATTTTATATATCTTTCTTTTTCTGAGGCTCTTACTATATCGTTTTGGCGACCTACAACCATTTTCTGCCATATCTCTCTGAACATTAAATCGGCTTTTTCGTAAGATAACCCAACACACCAAATGCGTTTATTTGGTTGTGATGCAACAAAGGTGGCTTCCATAGCTGAACAAGTCGTCTTTCCAAATCTTCTTCCACAAACCATCACAAAGAAACGAGATGTATCTTTGGTTGGAAAGTGTAGCTTTTGCTGACCTTTATGAGGCGTATACCCCATAAAGTCAAACCACGATTGCTTAAATTCTATTTCTTTTTTTGTGTTAATTTCCATTAATAGTTGCAAGTAACAACAACCATAATCTAACTTATGGTCAAGGACAAATACAAGATATTGTATTTATAATTTTTAAAAACACAAGATAGGAGGGCAGTATGTCCGAAGAAAATCAACCAGTAGTTAGCGAAACAGTTAGTGAGCAACCTACCCAAGAAACACCTACTGAACCGACCGAAGTTGGCACGTTAATAGCAGAAAGCAAAAAGTATAGAAAAAGGTCGCAGGATGCTGAAGCTCGTATTGCAGAGCTTGAAAAGCAAATGGCTCAAGCAGAAGAAAACAAATTGAAAGAAAAAGAAGATTTTAAAGCCTTATATGAAAAGGTATCTTCTGAAAATCAATCTTTATCATCTGTTGCCAATAAATGGAACAAATACGAAGAAAAAAGACGTATAACTCTATTAGAAAAACATCCTGAAGATGAAAGAGAATCTTTGAAAGATTTACCCCTAGATACTCTTGAATTTGTTACAAATAAATTAATAAGTGTAAAAGCTAATGCACCCCAAGTAGTTGGTAATGCAAGGCAAGAAATACCTGCTGAACCAGTTGATTGGACTAATAAAGCTAGTCTAAAGAAAAATTGGAGTACTATTATAGCTAATGCACAGAAAAAAACTTAAATATATATAGGAGAAAAAATAAATGCCAACAAGTACAGGTCTTGCAAATCCAGCTGCTTCATACGCTTCAGATACAGAGTTAGCAGTATTTATACCAGAAATCTGGGCAGAAGCAGTTAGAGCAAGTTTCAAAAAAAATCTAGTCTTAGGTGAATTATCTAACGATTTTTCATCTTTATTAAGTAATGGTGGTGACATAGTTCATGTTCCATCTGTTGCAGATGTTGCAGATGTTGCAACAAAAGCACCTCATGTTCCAGTAAACTACACAAATGCTACTGAAGATGAGCTAACAATCTCAGCAACTACACATCAATATGCTTCAGCTATGGTTGATGATATGGGTGTTGTTCAGTCAAGTGCAGATTTATTGTCAATGTATGCAGATTCTATTGGCTATAAATTAGCTTTAGGTGTTGATGCTGCTGTTGAAGCTGCTGCTGCAACTACTTTAAGATGTATTGATATAGAAGGTAATGCTACAGCTAAAACAATCGATGCTGCTACTATGTCTTTAATATCTCGTATTGTATTAGAAAATGATATGAGATTACAAGACTGCACATTAGTTCTAAATCCAGTATTATACGCATCACTATTTCAAATAGATGATTTTATTCATGTGTCTAAGACAGGAATAGCAAATGCAGAAAATGGTTTGGTTGGAAATATTATGGGTATGAATGTAGTTCTATCTAATAATATCACATCAACTAATGCAAATGATGCAGTTAGTGCGATTGATGGTTCAACAGCATTGAACAATGCAAATGTACTAGGAGGATTCGTTCTTCATAATACTGCGTTGGGTCACGCATTTAGTAAGCAACCAACTGTTAGTTCCGAATACGATATAGATTATATTGCACACAAATTAGTAGGTGATATGATCTATGGTGTAAAACTACTTCAAGATTCTAGTCAGTTTAAGTGTTTTGGAATTGTTGAAGAAGGAACTACTTCTTGGTAGAACCTTATAATTATACAGGGGGAGTGAAAGCTCCCCTTGTATTAACTTAGGAGATTTATGAGAAACATTAAAATTATATGCAGAGGAGCGAACTCACCATCAGGTAAAAGGACAAATGTAGAGTTTTATGTAAGTGAGGGTGAGCTAAAAGAATTTAAAAAATACAATTATGGAATTGAGATTTTAGAAGAACCAAAAGAAAAACCCAAAAAAAAATCTTCTAAAAAGAAGTGAAAGAGCTTATACAGCAACTCAAAATACACGAAGGCTACAAGCCAAGAGTCTATAAATGCACAGAAGGTGTAGACACTATAGGTATTGGCTTTGCCATAAAAGACTTATATCTTTCAGAAGAAGTCTGTGAGTTAATCCTTAAAGAAAAATTACAATTACTAGAAGATAGATTTATCGTTACATTCGATTGGTACGATGATGCACCTCAAGAGGTAAAGAATACCTGCATCAATATGGCATA